GGGTGATCCGAGACACCGAGGTTGGCTGCTCGCTTGTCCTTGGAGAGAACGTCGTGACCGCGCGACCGGCGCTCGGCCTGCCATGCGACACGAATCTCCGTCGGTTGTTCGCTCAAGAACGCCTAAAGGCCGGCACACCGCTGACCGCTGACAAGGTAGGACCGCTATGACCATCCCAGCCAACATCGATCACGTCGCAATCGTGGAAGACCTCAAAAAGTGGGGCCTCGCGGATCAGAAAATCGAAATCATCTGCGGGCTCTCGCGCGGGTACATCTCACACGTTCGCGCCGGGCATGTCAGACAGATGATCTACCAACGCGCCGCGCGCCTGTATAACTTCTGGTTCGACGAGGTTCGCCTGCGCGCTGAATCCATTCAGACTCAGGCCGCATCCACTGTATAGAAGGCGGGTGCAATCGGTGGATGGGTAAAGCCGCCACCAAACCGAAGCAGCGCGGACAACCGTCGCCCTACGTCGGCGGCTACAAGGCCTCGTTCCCTGAGTTGGCCCGCAAGCTGGCAATGCTCGGGGCGAAGGATGTCGAGATTGCGGGCGTTCTCGGCATCAGCGAGTCGACGCTGAACCTCTGGAAGACCAAGCACAGCGAATTCTCGGAGTCCCTAAAGGCCGGAAAGATGGTCGCGGACGCCGAAGTGGTTGACCGGCTCTACCAGCGGGCGTGCGGATACGAGCACGACGAGGTTGACATCAAGGTTGTGGACAAGGCGATTGTCTTGACCCCCATCCGCAAGATCTATCCACCAGACACCACAGCCGCGATCTTCTGGCTGAAGAACCGCCAGCGGGCGCAGTGGCGCGACAAGGTCGAAACCGGCATCACGGACACCAATGGCAAGGACGTGGACATCACGCCCGAGAGTCTCGCCGAGGGCGCTCGCCGCCTCGCTTTCATCCTGTCGCGGGCTTCGGTGCCCGCCTGAAAGGAATTCCAATGGACTTGACTGGCTTCTTCGGCACCGGGGCGCAAGTAACGATCTCGGCAACGACCGCCTCGACCGCGAATCAGCTCGCCACCACCATGAGCGCAGGACAGAGCCTGCGAGTGGTCAATGAAGCGGCGACCGCCGCGCTCGTGTCGATCAGCTCGACCACATCGCCGGACGCGACGTCGGATACCAAGCGAATGAGCGTGCTGCCAGGTGCCGAGCGCGTCTTTGGCTGGCCCGCGAACGGGAACACGGTGGCGGTAGCCCTGCGCTCCGGGACGGGCACCGTCCAGATTCAGCTTGGGACGGGGGTCTAAAGCGTGTACTGCAAGCCGTGGCACGCGCTGAAGAAGCTGCAGTTGCGGCTCGTCGGGACGGGCCTCGGAGGGGTTGGCCCGAGTTTCGGTAAGTCAGGTGCTTCTGCCATGCCATCGGCGGCAACGCAAATGGGCCCGTGGTACGCGGACACCTACGCGGCCACGCCAAAGCCGAACATCCCGCGCGCTGGAAGTGTTGTTGCGATCAGCCAGAACATTCTGAACGCGCCTCGGCGGCTGTTCAACACTGCCGCGTTCTTCAGCTCAAATCTATCCACGATCACCGACCCTGCCGAGGGTGCTGCAGACGAGGCCAGCTCAGTTGTCGGAGCGGCCGGTGATTGGTACATCAACACGACCATCACCGCGCTCCCGGCTGGGACGTGGACGTACAGCGTCGACGTGGAGTTGGTCAGTGGAGCGGCTGACGTTCGGATCGGCAACAACTCCGCGATGGCCGCAAAGACGATCAGCGGCACGCGCAGCACGATCAGCACGACGTTCGTGACCGCAGGGGCTGCGCTCTCGCTGATCATCCTGCGTAACGGGTCAGGGTCTGCCACGACGTTCAAGATCATCAATGCCCGACTTCATTCGGGCTCGTCTGACTTGGGCGTGGACGTTCTCGATGGGCACATGTACTTCGGCCCGAACATGTACGACAACCAGCCGACCTATGCGGCTGGCGAACTGACGCTCAACGCGTCGGGCAAGTTCGGAGTTGTCCAGTTCCCGGCATCCACGACGCTGACCGCGTATACAGCGCTCGCGCTGGGTAAGAAGAAGGCCGTACCGGGAGGGCAGATTCAGGCGTTCCTGTCCAAGATCACCGCGTACACCGACTTTGCGGCCTGCTACACAGATGCGAATGCAACACCCGGCGGGCAATTCAATGCGATCACTGTAACTGCGGGGAGCAATGCAGCAGGTCTATGGCAGCAGACGCTGAACCAGTGGGACACGATCACCACGCGGTATGACGCGGCGAACTTCCATGTCTTCATGGAAGACACCAAGGCGCACACGCAGGCCAGCGCGAGCAAGACCGCCTCCATTCGCGACCTGTTCGTGCATATCGCGGTGAGCAGTGGCATTTATGCGAAGTACACGTTCAGCACGATTGCCCTGTGGACTTCGGCGCTGACGGATGCCGGGGTGTATCAGGCTGTCGCGGCGACAAAGGCTCGTGCGGCGCTCTCGGGCATCACCAGCATCGGCACGTCGAAGTGGGCCACGGCCGAGGGCGACAGCCTCACATCGAACACGGGCGCGGCGGCTGGCTCGTATGAGTTCATTGGCGGACCTTCGCTGTCCCCGGCGGGCAACGGCATTGCGAAGTCCCTGCCGAGCGCCACGCTGCAGGGTGCAGCAGGTTCCAACAGCTTGCAGGGCAGGCTTGCGACCGATCTGGCGGTCATCCCGACGAACAAGCAGGGCCGCACGTACATCTATTCCATGCTGATCGGCAGGAACGATGGGTCAGGGTGGGGGACAGCAGCGAACTACGCCGCAGCGGTGGCGGCGCACATAGCGACTGTGCGCGTGGCAGGCGGATACGACAAGGTTGTCCTGTGCACGATCCTGCCCAGCACGCTCGCCGGGTTCAACACTTGGCGCAACGCGGTGAACACGATCTTCACCGGGGTTGGTTGGGCGGCTGCGAACGGGGTCGATGCCATAGCTGATTTCGCAGCCGACGCAACGATGGGTCCGGACGCTGCCGCATCGGACGCGACGTACTACCCCGATGGCACGCACCCGAGCAACGCGGGACAAGCAATCCTAGGCCCGATATGGGCCGCTGCGGTCAACACGGTTTGAGCCATGCATCTTGAAGTGGTCGCGAAGAGTTTTGCTCGTATCAATGTCACCCCCGGCGTGGGGTAAAGGAGAGTCCCATGTCTTGGGCTGAGAAAATCACCAACACGCTGTTTGGCCGTCGCATCGGTCTGCAGCAATTCACGACCAACGTGTCGGGCAGCGGGCGACCTGGCACCTTCGACGTCATCGTCGGGGCTGAGGCCACGCGAGCAGGGGTATCCACTGCGGACACCACGGCAACGAACCTCACCGCCTATGGCGTGTCGTTCATCTCGTCTGCGTCCAGCTCCGGCGTGTTCACTTTGGACCCGCCGATTCCCGGCGTGAACAAGGTGATCCACTTCGGAACGACAGGCGCGACGAACTACGTCAAGACGGCCAACAGCGAGACGTTCCAGTCCACGCAGGGCACCTCGGCCACGACGATCAAGTCCACGCAGAACAACGTGGGCTCGGTCTTTCTGGTGGGGCTGACCACGGCGCTGTGGGGTGTTGCGCCCGGACTGTCGACGGCCAGTTTCGCCCTGACGACGAGCACCTGATCACTGTCCGAGGAGGGACTTCGGACATGGATCAGCCTAAAGAGCTGTGGGTTGCGCTCGTCGGTTCAGCCCCGGCATCGTGCAGGAGCGCACCGTACTCAGACCCGCGTTGGACCATCTACGGATGCAGCCCGGGTCTGTACGGAGTTGCGCCGCGCGTCAATGAGTGGTTCGAGACACACCTGTGGGAGCCCGGGCAACCGTGGTTCTCGCCGGAATACTGCCAGTGGTTGAAGGCATTGCCCGATCGCGGCGTGAAGCTGTGGACGGGCCGACCGGTGGCGGAGTTGCCCGGATCCGAAGTGTTCCCGTGGCAAGAGACGCTGGCGGAGTTCGACCCGTCGCGGTGGTTCTGCACTTCAAGCCTGTTCTGGATGATGGCCCGTGCGATCAAGCAGGGTGCAACCAAGATCGGCCTGTGGGGCGTGGACATGGCTGCGGGTGAAGAGTACGAGATGCAGCGGGCCGGGATTCACTTCCTAGCCTACATCGCCAAGGCTCGCGGGATCGAGGTTGGAGTCCCGCCGGAGTCGGACCTGTTCACTCCGCGATTCGTCTACGGGTTCGATGAGTGGACGCACGGCTTTCGCAAGTACCGCGCTCGCAAGGGCGAGTTGGAAGGCCGGCTGGCGCAGGCGCGTGCTGCAAAGCTCGATGCGGAGCGGCAAGAGTTCTTCCTGCAAGGCGCTGCGGACGATCTCGGGTACATGCACAGCACGTGGGCGGACAAGGCGGAGCACTGCGCTCCGGTTGGTGCGCCGCAGTTCATGCCGACGCCGCCACTGGGGGCCGTCGATGTTGGAGACGTTCGGCCCGGTCAGCCGCTCCGTCCACCGCAGCATCACTGGGAACCGTGATGAGCCTGCTGGACGACGTCCTCGAACGAGTCACCGCGCTCCCTGACAAGGAGAAAAAAGCGGTGCTCACGGAGGCGTTCGCCCAGACCAAAGACATGCGGTGGGTGCCCAACCCGGGGCCGCAGACGGATGCCTATTTCAGCAAGGCAGATGTCCTGCTGTACGGCGGTGAGCCCGGGGGTGGCAAGTCTCAGTTGATCCTCGGGCTCGCGTTCAACGAGCACAAGAAGTCGCTGATCATGCGACGGGAGTACGGCGACCTCGACGGCATCGTGGCCGACGCGCTGAAGATCCACGGAGGCCGGGATGGTTTCAACGGCTCGCCCCCTCCGAAGCTGCGGGTGAGCGATGACCAGGTGATCGACTTCGCTGCTGCTCACCGCGTCGGGGACGAGCAGGGGCAGATGGGCAAGGGGCGCGACCTGTTGGGCGTCGACGAGGCGACCCACTTCGCCAAGAGCCAGATTCGCTTTCTCATGGGCTGGAACCGCACGGAAGACCCGAAGCAGCGATGCCGGGTCGTGCTGGCAACGAACCCGCCGCTGCGCCCCGAAGGGCTGTGGGTACACGAGATGTTCGCCCCGTGGCTGGATCCGAGGTATCCAAACCCCGCGAAACCCGGAGAGTTGCGCTGGGTGGTGTCCGACGAGGATGGAAACGACCGCTGGGTAGAGGGACCGGGAGAGTACGAGGTCAAGGTTGCTGGTCGGCTGAAGATGGTCACGGCCATGAGCCGCAGCTACATCCCGGCATCGGTCAAGGACAACCCGTACTACGTCGCTTCAGGCTACGAAAAGCAACTGGATGCGATGCCGGAGCCGTACCGCTCTTTGCTCATGGGCGGGTTCAAGACGTCGTTCAAGGACCAGTCCAATCAGATCATTCCGACCAAGTGGGTGCAGATGGCGCAAGAGCGCTGGACGTCGACGCCGCCCAAGGGCGTGCCAATGTGCGCGATTGGGGTGGATGCATCCGGAGGTGGTGAAGACCCGATGGTGCTGGCGCCTCGATACGACGGTTGGTATGCGCAGACCATCGAGATTCCGGGCAAGCAGATCCCGGTCGACCGTGCGGGAGCCTACTGCGCCGGGATCGTGGTCAGCTATCGCAGGGACGAGGCACTCGTCGTGTTGGATATGGGCGGCGGCTATGGCGGGCCGATGTACGAACGCCTGAGCGACAACAAGGTCGAAGTCAAGGCATACAAGGGCGCGGAGGCCACGACTCGCCGGGGTGGTGCTGGCAAGCTCACGTTCACGAACAAGCGCTCTGCGGCGCTGTGGCTGTTCCGAGAAGCGCTGGATCCGGGACAGCCTGGCGGGAGTCCGATCGCGCTCCCTCCGAATCCAAAGCTCGTTGCGGACCTGACCGCGCCGACGTTTGAGATCACGCCGAACGGGATCAAGGCCGAGCCGAAAGACAAGGTCGTGGATCGTCTTGGACGGTCGACGAACGACGGCGATGCGGTGGTGATGGCGTGGTTCGAGGGGCCTCGGCTGTCGACATCTGCTCTGGAGTGGATGGACCGTGTAGAGATTGGTGGGCGAGTCGTGCGTCGACCGCAAGTGGTTGGCGGGGCCCGCAGCCCGCTGTCGGCTGTGTCGAGGCGCGCATGAGAACGATCCGCCAAGAGCCGTTCGCGCAGTTCATGGACGAACTCAAGCCGCTGCTGGATGTGCACTGGCGCGAGGTTGCGCACTACGAGGACATTCCGCTCAACCCGGACTACGGGTTCTATTGCTCAAGCCCGGCGCTGCGGTGCATGACGGTGCGCGATGACGGCGAGTTGACTGGATACGCCATCTATGGAGTGGGCAGGAACAAGCACTACATGGACAGCGTGCAGTCGGTGCAGGACGTGTTGTTCGTGCACCCGAAGCACAGAGGGTTCGCCGGCAAGCGGCTGATCCGCGCAAGTGATGCGATGTTGAAAGCAGAGGGGGTCCAGGTCTCATATCACCACGTCAAGAAAGCCCATCCCGTGCTGGGTCGGCTGCTCGTGAGCGAGGGGTACGAAGTGGTTGAAGAGATTTACGCCAAGCGGCTGGACAAGGGGTAAGCCATGGGAGCGACGTTCGCAGTGGTGGCGGAGTTCATCGGCTCGATTGGGGTGGAGACGGCTGTTGCGGCGGAGACCGCAGGGACGGTTGCTGCGACTGAGGCCGCTCTGACTGCGGCTGGTGCAACTGCCGGTGAAGCTGGGCTTGCGAGCGCGGCCTTGGGCGAGTCCATCGCTGCGACTGGGGCCGCGACCGCAGGGGCTACGGCGGCGGCTGCGGGGGGGTCAGCCGGGGCCGGCTCAATCCTTGGGGCGATCAGCTCCGGCGCTGCCGGGGGAGCGGCAGGGACGCTCGTCTCGGGCCTGCTGACGCCAAAGACGAAAGGCGCCGCCCCTGCACCAGTCGTCACCAAGCCGGTCGCGATGCCGGATCCGATCGCAATCCAGAAAGCGGCGCAGCAGAAGTCAATCCTCGCGCAGATCACCAGGCAGGGGCGGGCATCAACCATCCTGACGGACGCAGGCAATTCGTCCGGGAAATTGGGAGGCTGAGATGGATGCAAAACTCCTGAACGATCTTTCGGAGAATCTGTTCACCAAGCGGATGCCGCTGGTGTCGCTGTGGCAAGAAATTGGAGACCAGTTCTATCCGGAGCGCGCGGACTTCACTGTCAGCCGCTCCATGGGTACGGACTTCGCATCGAACCTGATGACGTCCTACCCGCCGACCTGCCGGAGAGAGTTGGGAAACCAGTTCTCCACGATGCTGCGGCCGACTGCCCGCAAGTGGTTCCACGTTGCACGCAAGTACGTTGGCCTTCAGCAGGAGGACACCGAAGTCAAGCAGTACCTGCAATGGTTCGAAGAGACCCAGCGCCGGGCAATGTACGACACGGCTGCGTGCTTCACCCGGGCCACGAAGGAAGGGGATCACGATTTCGCTGCGTTCGGCCAGTGCACGCTGAGCGTGGAAATGAACCGAGAGGCCAACGGGTTGCTGTTTCGCTGCTGGCATTTGCGGGACATGGCCTGGCAGGAGAACGAAAACGGGCGCATCGGGTTCGTCGTGCGCAAGTGGAAGCCGACGGCGCAAGCTCTTGTTCGCACGTTCGGCGCGGACAAGCTGCATCGCAACGTCACGGAGCTGAACGGCAAGACGCCGTTTGAGACGGTCGAGTGCCGGCACTTTGTCGTTGATTCGGACATGTACGACGGCGAGGCCATGGGGCGTCCGCGTTGGTCCATCTATTGGGACGTCGCCAATCAGTGCGTGATCGATGCCACTCCCATCTGGGGTCGGTACTACATCATTCCCCGCTGGCAGACCGTCTCCGGCTCGCAGTACAGCTACAGCCCGGCCACGGTGTGCGCGTTGCCCGATGCTCGCCTGATTCAGGCGATGACGTTCACGCTGCTGGAGGCGGGAGAGAAAGCGACGTCTCCGCCGATGATCGCCACGCAGAACGTGGTGAAGTCGGACGTTGCCCTGTATGCCGGCGGGATCACATGGGTGGACGCCGACTACGACGAGCGATTGGGCCAAGCGCTGCGCCCGCTCGAACAGGACTTCCGTGGGTTCAACTACGGCGTGCAGATGAACGGGGATACCCGGGCGATGCTGCACCGCGCGTTCTTCCTTGATGCGCTGACCCTCCCGCAGCCGGGCAAGGAGATGACTGCGTTCGAGGTGGGCCAGAGGGTGCAGGAGTACATCCGCAACGCGCTGCCGATCTTCGAGCCGATGGAGCAGGAATACAACGCCACAATGTGCGACGAGGTGTTCGACATCATGTGGCGTGCTGGCGCGTTCGGGGATCCGGGATCGTGGCCGGCGAAGCTGCGCGGGGCGGAGATCGACTTCCAGTTCGAATCCCCGTTGCACGACATCATCGAGCAGCAGAAGGGGCAGACGTTCCAGCAGGCCATTGCGCTTGTCGGGGCTGCGATTGCGATGGACCCGACTGCAGCAGCGGTGCCGAAGACGGAAACGATGCTGCGGGATGCCCTGCAAGGCATCGGCACTCCGGCAGCGTGGCTGAACTCCGAGGCCTACGTCGACGACGCCAAAAAGGCAGCGCAAGCACAGGCTCGCGCACAGCAGCAACTTGGCGCGATGCAGCAAGCCTCTGAAGTCGCCAAGAACATGGGCGCTGCTGCCCCGACTCCTGCATGACGGACAAGGCAAAGTCATTGAAGGCGGCGCCACAGCGCGCGGCTAGCGCTGTTCCGGCTGCGCCCGCATCGATTGCGACAGCGATCAAGGCGTTGCACACCGGACAGGCGAGCCCACACCAGCAGCAGATTGCTATGCAGTGGATCGTGCTGGAGGCGTGCGGCAAGGGGCAGTTTCCGTACCACACGAGCGACCGGGACACGGTGTTCGCGCTGGGACGGTTGTTCGTTGCAGAACTCATCGTCGGTCTAGTGAAGGCCGATCTTTCGTCAATCAGGCAAGCCGAGGAGGGCTGAATATGTGGAAACGATTCGTGATGCGCAAGGATGACGCGGGCGCCGATGGCGGCAGCGGGGGCGGAGCGGCGGCGGACGGCACTGCTGCTGGCGGTGCCGCAGCCGGTGCTACGGGTGCCGCAGCGGGGGGCGGCGCTGCGACAGGAGCCGCTGCAGGCGCTGCCGCTGGCGGCGCGGCTGCTGCTGGCGGTCAGGGGGCCGGTGCCGCAGGCGCCGGTGCTGGTGTTGCAGCAGGCGCCGAGACCAAGGCCACCTGGCCCGAGAACTGGCGCGAGACGGTCAGCAAGGACGATGCAAAGGTGCTGGCCCGGCTCGGGCGGTACGCATCACCGGAGGCGGCCCTGCAAGCGCTCATTGCGGCGCAAAACCGCATCGCTGCGGGCGAACTCAAGCCAGCGCTGAACAAGAACGCCACGCCGGAGGAACTGAAGGAGTGGCGCACCGCGCACGGGATCCCGGATGCGCCGGACAAGTACGAGCTGAAGGACGCCAAGGTGGAGGAGGCGGACAAGCCGCTGTTCTCGCGCCTGTTCAAAGCTGCGCACGACAGCAACCAGACGCCGGAGCAAGTCGCGGCCATCACGCGCGCGTTCTACGACATCAAGAAGGAGGCCATGGACATCCAGGCCACCCGCGATGGCGAACTCAAGACGCAGGCCGAGGACTCGCTGCGGGCGGAGTGGGGTACGGACTTCCGTCGCAATATGAACCTCATCTCTGGGTTGCTCGACGCATCCGGCCCGCAGGATCTGAAGGACAGCCTGCTGGGTGGTCGGCTCGCGGACGGGACGCCGATCGGCTCATCGCCTGCAGCGCTGCGCATGCTTGTCTCGCTGGCCCTGCTGCAGAACCCGTCCGGCGTCGTGGTGCCCGGAGGCGAGGCGAACCGCGAAGGCGCGATCAAGGACGAACTGACCAAGCTGCAGAAGATGGCGCCGGGCAAGAAAAGCGCGGCCGACGACAAGCGCCAGCGGGACTTGATCGACATGGCGGTCACGGGCGGGATGATGGACGCGCAAGGAAACTGGGTGAAGTGATTTGGCGGCGTGCCGTGCAGAGGGCCTAAGCAACCCGCAGCGAGTGGAAGCCTCGCGCCTCCCGCTGATTCTTTTCAGACTCTCGTCATTGACGCGCTCCGGCCGCTTTCGCAAACTGCGCAGGCGTACCGAGTAGCAAGGCCCCGTTGGCGGGCCGCTGGTCCCTTCACAGGACACCCCAGCGAACAAGCCATGGACGGATACCCCGAGCGACGGTTGATTCACAACTGTTTCTAAGGACTGATCCATGAGCGATACCGCTTTCCAGATCCAGTACCGCCAAGAGTTCATCGCCGCGTTCGAACAGCACCAGTCGCTGCTTCGCGAGACGGTGACGACCGAGGCCGTGATCAAAGGCAACCAGGCCGTTTTTCTGGTTGCCGGGTCCGGCACGGCTGCGGCGGTCTCCCGAGGCGTCAACGGCCTCATCCCTGCACGTTCCGACGTCAACACGCAGAACACCTGCACGTTGCAAGAGTGGCACGACCTCGTTCGCAAGACCGGGTTCAACGTGTTCGCTTCGCAGGGCAACCAGCGCTCGATCATGCAGATGACCACCATGGCGGTGCTCAATCGC